GAAGTATCTCGACGAACTGATGGAGACCAACCCGTCAGCCTACGAGCGCCTGGTCCAGCGCAACCCCGAGCTCGAGCGGTGGCACCTCGGGTAGGAAAGGAATAGCGCATGGACACGGAATTTGCGACCGGCGCGGCGGAAACCGTCAAGCGCTGGGCGACCAAGCTCTGGATCGAGATGCCGAGGGAGATCTACTTCGGCAAGTTCATGAAGGAGAACGACAGCAACGCGATCATCGAGGTCAAGCGCGACCTCGAAGGCAACCCTGGCGATCAGTTGACCTTCACCCTGCTCCGTGGCCTCACGGGCGCGGGCGTGACCGGGGACGACGTGCTCGAAGGCCAGGAAGAGCAGATGAATCACTTCTCGGACACCGTGGTGCTGGATCAGGTTCGGAACGCGGTGCGTCTGAAGGGCCGCCTGAGCGAGCGCCGCACGGCGTTCGACCAGCGGACGAGCGCGAAGAACGTCCTGAAGAAGTGGCTCGCCGAGTACATCGATGATGACTGCTTCACGCAGTTCACGACCGGGACCGCCGCGAGCCGGATCGTCTACGGCGGCGACGCCGTTTCCACCGCGACGATCGACTCGGGCGATACCCTGACGACCGCCAAAGTCGAGTCGGTCGTGGCCAAGGCGCAGAAGGCCGACCCGAAGATCTGGCCAGTCAGAACCGACGAAGGCGAGTACTACGTCATGGTGATGCACACCGACGTGGCCTACGACCTCCGCCAGTCCACCAACTGGCTGGACGCCTCGCAAGAGGCGGGGCCGCGCGACTACGGCAAGAACAACCTGTTCACGGGCCGGCTCGGCATCATCGGCGGGACCGTGTTGCANGGCCACGAGAAGGTGCCGATCGCGACGACATGGGGCGCGACGGCNGATCAGAGCGGCGCGACCAACATCTTCATGGGCGCGCAGGCCGGGCTGTTCGCGTGGGGGAANAGACCGGAGTGGTGGGAGAAGGAATTCGACTACGGCGCGCGCCAGGGGTACGCGATCGGCGCGATCTGGGACTTCACCAAAGCGGTCTTCGATAGCGTNGATCACGCNGTNATCGANGTNCGCACNTACCGGACGTCCAACTAGAGGGGGTGGGGGACATCATGAAGACGATCACCAAGGTCTTCGCAGCCGCCCTCACCGCGTTCTTGCTGCTTGCGCCGAACCCGGTGTTGGGCCAGTCATCGTTCTACTTCTGGTGGCAGGTCGTGGACGAACTGGATCGGCCGTATGCGAATTCGGCCGTGAAGTGCTCGGTCTACGATCTGGTGGCCTCGCACGTCGGGGCCAGCCGCGACAAGGTGTTGCACACGACATCGGAGTTGACCACCGGCAGCACGATGCCGCTCACCGTCGGTGCTGGCGGGCGGTTCCACTTCTACAGCACGGTCTCGACCGATGTCCGGGTCAACTGTTTCTCGGACTACGGTGGGCAGGGGCAGTCGCGCCTCAGCCGAAACACGCACAAGATCGTGATCCCGCGCGGGTACGGTGCCAAGGTCGTTCGGTTCCCATTCTCGGCGACCGCGACGATCAACTCGGCCTCGACGCGGACCGGGATCTGGCTCCCGATGGGGGCCGTGATCCGGGACGTCATCGTCTACAACGGCAGTAAGCCGCAGACCTGGAGTTCCAACACGGTCATCGGGACCTCGCATCTGAGCGTGGGGTTCGTCTCGGACCACTCGGCGACGTTCAGTGCGATTCACGAGCACCGAGCGTCAGCACTCGTTCACGCCTTGAGTCTCAACACGGACAAGGACTTCATCCGTCCGCACGTGCAAGTGACCGTGTATTCAGGGACGATGGGTGGTGGGCGCGTGATCGTGGCGTCGCACCGCGGCGTGGCGCTGGCAGACTTCCACACGGCCAGCGGTCTCGTGGCGGCGGCCGGGAACAAAGCGCAGACGGGCTGGTACTACGAGAAAGCGTACGTCGTCGATAGCCCGAACGGGATCGAGTTGACGTATGCCGCCTATAGCCCGTATGGTGGCGGAACGTCTGGACACGTCTACGTGCTCTTCGATCTGTTCCACGTCGGCGTGTCCGGGTCAGGGATAGCGCCGTAATGCAAGGAAACGGCTTCAGGCCGGGGGCTTCGGCCCCCGGTCGTCTTCTCGCGCTCTTCCGTCCGGCCACCTTCGAGTGGTCGGGCGGAGCCGCGCGCTCGCCGTGGCTCTGGGTCGCGCTTGGGGCGCTGTCAGCCATTCCGATCCCGATGATGGGTGGCCACTGCCCGAACGGGCCGCGCCGATCTTCTATCTCCTCGTGGCCGGCGCGGCGTGTGCGCTCGCTCGGATCGCCCGCGCCTCGTGGCCCTTCGCGGCGCTGATCCTGTGGGCCGGACTCCGGGCCTCCTATGGTCACTTCCCGATGCGGACACTCCAACTGCTCGCCCTTCTACTCATGGCGGGGTTTCTTTACGTGGCCGCACGCGAGATGCCGGATCGGATCGCACGCCTCGTCGTCTGGGGGTTCATCGGAACGGCCGGGTTCGAGATCCTGATCGGTGGGCTGAACGCTGTCGGTCGGTATCCCTGGATGTGGGTCAGTTCCGAGCACGCCGGCAAGCCGATGGGGTTCCTGACGCATCCGAACTACTGGGGCTCGTTCATCGCGCTCTGTCTGCCGCTGATCTGGTCGCGGGTCGGCTGGACTGGCGTCCTCCTCGCGTGGGCGCTGATCCTCAAGACGGTCTCCGGGGGCCCCGTCATCTCGGCGGCGGTGGGCTCGCTGGTCATGGTCTGGCCGTTCTTCGGGCGCAAGATGCGGCTCGGCGTCGCGGCGTTCGGCGGGGCGGCCGTCGCACTGACGATGACGCTCCACGAGTGGCGGTTGTCGGGGCGTCCCGAGGTCTGGCAGAAAGCGCTCAGCGAACTGAAGAAATGGCCCATCGTCGGCCAGGGGCTCGGGGAATGGCGGTCGTGGGCTGACGAATATAACGCCGCGAATTACGCTCCACAGGCTGGCAAGTCCTTCTTCGTGACTCTCCAAGCCCACAACGAGCCCTACCAACTCCTGTTCGAGTTGGGCGTCATCGGCGTGCTGATCGCGCTCCTGTGGGTGCTCCAAGCCGGCGTGTCGTCATGGGTGATCTGGAAATCGGCGCCCGTCGCCCGGATTCCCGGGCCGTGGTATCTCTGGGGCCGGGTGCCACTGGAACGGGCGTGGGTGGCGGTGCTCGTCACGGCCCTCGTCAACATGCTCGGGAGCCCGACGTTTCACTTGCCGGGCCAGGCCCTCGTGATTCTGTTCGTGCTCGCGCGGGCGCAGGCCGACGCGGACGCCTTGTCCATCATTCGTGTCTCCGGGCGACGTCCCGGTACTCGACGGAAGAAGGAGATCGTCCATGAAGCGGCAGTCTAGGCTCTCCGCGCTGGTTCTCGCCCTGCTCTTGGCGCTCGCGCTGCCGGCCCGCGTCATGGCGCAGAGCTATTTCTTCTTCACTGTCGTGGATGACAGCGATGAGACGGTGGACGGGGCGAGTTGTTCGATCTATGACAGCTCGGACGCCGTGATCATTCTGCACACCACGACAGGACTGAACTCGTCCTACCGTGGCGCGATCACGTCGGCGAATGGAGGACTCGTTCACTGGTATACCTCGTCCAGCGAGCCCGTGAACGTGAAATGCTTCGGCGCTGACGGAAGTTACGGTGAGAAGCGGAATTTGTCGCGCAACACGCACAAACTCCGGATGAATTCAGGTCTCACGAGAGTCACACGATTCCCGTATGCCGATAGCGGGAAGGCCAACACCGGGATCTATCTCCCGAGTGGGGCCACCATTTCGAGCGTCATCGTCCATCGCGTGACGGCCATGCGTTCGACCGGGGTGCATCTCAATGTTGGACTCGCGGGCAATCACGCGGCATCCCGTGACGATGCGTTAGTGGCTCTCCTCGATCTTCAATACCCCGGCATCATCGCGCTCCACCAAACGACCGGCGGCGCCCTCGGGGCCGCCAGTGCTCGGGCATCGCACGTCGGATTCGCCGTGCGTCATATGCTGACCGGGGCGGCCACGAGCCCTCTCCCATTCCGACCCTATACGATCCATGTCGGCGCGATGGAACTCACCTATCAAGTCGGGAATCCCGGCGGCGCCGCCACAGGTGTCGGCGGCCACGTCTACATCTACTGGTATCCGAGCGGCGCGGGAATTCGATGATCCATCAGGAGCGCCCCGGCCAAGCGCCCGAGGGCGCGAAAGGAGCAAGTCTATGAGTCCGTTACCAGCTGACGATCTTCCCCCTGAGGACATCAAGCTCCCGAAGCGGGCAGCCGTCCAGGCCAAACCCCAGAACGGCGTCGCCGAAGTCGAGTTGCCGGAGGAGACACTCCGGCCCGGCATGCCGATCGTGCGAGCCCGCGTGGTCTATCTCGGCCCCGGCGAGGCGCACTCCATCTCGTTCGGCGGCCAGATTCACGAGACGTTCATCGAAGACGCCGAGGGCCCCGTGGAGCGGCGCGACCGGGATGGTCACGACGCCGAGGGGAACGTGATCCAGGGCACGATGCGCCGCTACACGGTGCTCAAGGCCGCCACCATGAGCGGGACGACGCAGTA